CCTGTATACCTCTTTTGGCATGAAACATTACGTCTGTTTTTTTAGCACTATCTATAATTTTACCATCTCCTACATAAGCAACTAAATAGTTATTTATAATGTCATTTAATTTTATATATCTATACTTACCAAACCCTTTGTCTTTTAATTGTACAGTTACAAAATCTTGCGCATTAAGAACGGGATTAAAAGTTAATACGCCATTTGAATATGAAAATCCAGAAGTTTTTTCTATGTTATTAACATATACAAGAAACTTATTAGCGTCTGCTGGGACTGGATCCAACGTTATTGTAAAATTTTGATTATTATTTGTTGTAGCTACAAATACTTGGCTAAACTCATAATATTGATATGCTGTTTCCTGTAGTAATGCCATTATCTAGTTATTTCAAGTTGTATTTTTTTATTTTCTTCGTTTCCTGCCATTTGTATCAGGGTAGGATCTTTTACAATTACACCTGCATGTGCAAGTATTTTTATAACTAAATTAACTTGTTCAGATTTATGTAGCTCAAAATCGTATGCGCTTGATGCTTGATAGTTATAAGCATTGTTATCTGTTCTTGTAAAACCCCATTTAGGTTCTTGTGGGATTTTTACATAGTCTATCTGAGCAGATGTTAATGTAGTTGGTAAAAATTTTATATTGGTATTTATTGTAGAACTAGAAGCCGTTTCTTGATTGCTAGTATTAGCAGATAACGACTCTAAATAATATACCGGATAGTCTAAACTAGGTTTAGTTAATTTTGAAGCATTTATATATGATAACTCAGATTTTTTAACTTCTTGCAAATTAATTGTTCTGCTTCCTGATGTTATATTTATAATTCTATATAAGTCAATGGGTAATGTAGATGAACCGTTGCTTATACTTAATGTAGCTTCTTTAGATAGTATATCTATCTTTTCTTTTATGTTTCTTGGCAAATCTCCATACTCATCGTTTACAACAAAACTTTTTTTTCTATTCATTGCTCTGTTATAATCAAAGAATGATTTTTCAAGTAAGTCTAATTGTACTTGCGCGCCTATTTTATTAAATTGATCAGGCGTCAAATATCCTCTACCTTCTTTATTCATTATTGAAAGTACGGTTCTATATACTGCATTTACTGATATTGCCATAATATTTTTTTATATAATGATTAAGCCGCTTATAGCGGCCTAACCACCATAAACGATTATTTCAATCTTTTTTCTATTGTTTGAAAAACATCAACACCTTCATCTGTTTTAAACCAAGCAGCTAATGCTGAATATGGGTTTTCATCAAATGGAACTGTTATAAGTTTTCTTCCAGTAGAAGCCCAATTAAATGTTCTTTGATCCGATGATAAATTTATAATATTCATTTCAACAGCTTTTATACCGATGTTTCTAATATTTATGTTTTCATCATTAACTAATTCTAAGAACAAATTAGGGTTTCTTTTAGCAAATAGTAGCAAATCTCTTTTAAGCTCCTTAGAAGTCATCGTAGATACTTTATTTCCTAACTCAGACCTTAATATGGCTTCAGCGTGGTCAACTTCTATATTTTGAGCAGCTGTTAAAGCTTCAATTTCTAATTCTATAACATCTAATTCATCTTCTGCAATTTGAACTGCATCGAATTCTTTATAAGCTACACCATTTTTTGGATGAACATCAAGAAATTTTTGTAACGTTTGTTTTTCTTTTGGTACAAAAAGTTTTCCATTTTTAAAAGAAATATGTGTTAATCTTTGAGAACCTTTCATTTCATCTTCAAATATTGTTTTTTGATTTTCACAATATTTAATTTCTCTTTCAAAACCTTTTTCTTTATCGAAATATAAAATTCCTCTACTATTTAATATATAAGTAATAGGTGTATCATTAATAATTAATTCGTATAACCTATCTTTATATTCTATTTTTTTTTGTTTTTTTGGTGGAGCAACCATTACTGGTTCTTCAGCAGCCACCGCTGCTTTTTGTTTTTTTGCCATGATATAATATAATAAAAATTTATAAAATAAAGGTCAGGGTGCCGAAGCACCCGTTCCTTTAATTAAGTATTAAGAGTCAAATCTGATAAAGTTGTTAGCAGCTTGTACTACTAAACATCTTTCTGATAAATAATGAATTTCCATTTTATCAACTCCAGAAGCAGTTGCACCACCTACTGAACCTGTAATCCATGTTTTCATTTTTCTATCATCAGCTTGAGAAGCTCTATATCTTACGTGTAAGAATGGTCTTCTTACGTTTTCAGCTAATTGTTGATCGTAAACTGAGTTACTACCAGCTGGAAGTAAAACACCACTTAAGCCTCCTACTAAACCTCTTGTAGATTTATCATTAAGATATTTCCAATCAGTTTTATAGAAATCATAAGAGCCTCTTCTAAATCCAGTGAATCCAAGATTAAGCGCCATATCTTCAGAATTTTGGAATACACCATAATGTACGCCACCTGTAGAATGTGGATTTAATCCTGCTAGTAAATCATCAATAACTAAATTAGCATCTCTATTTAAGAATAACATATTTTCTTCAATAGCGCCTTGCTTATCTAGTTCTTTTAATAAATCATCAAATTCACTTAACACAGCACCTGCGTTAAATTGATCTGTAGCTACAATACCTCTTGAGCCGATTGCTGAAAGTAAACCTTCAGAACCATCAGGAATATCTGCAACAGCACCAGCAGCTGATTTTTCAGCTTCAACCATTGTCATTTCCATATACTCTTCGAATCTTACGTTTGTATCTCCAGAAGCTTTTAAATACCATAAATAACCACCTTGACCACTTTCGCCAGTTACTTCAACCCACCCGATTTGAGCAGTATCAGAACCGTTAATTTCGAAATGATCTTTAATTATCATTGGTTTATTTGTAAAAGTTTTGAATGTAGGTTCAACTGATTGACCCATTGGATCAGAACCTTTTTTAAATTCAGAACCATAAACAAAAAATCTAATAACTACAGCAGTATCACCACCAGCTAATGTAGCTAAGTCGTCAAAATTTTCTGCACCATAAGGTTTTAATGTTAAGCTAAGGTTATCATTAGCAGATGCAGTACAGTATGCTTTACATACTTTAGTACCTGCGCCACCAACAATAGAAGCTACTACAGTAGCACCAACTCTTACAGAGTGAGCTATGCTGCTGCCTCCTTCATCGTCAATATCCTTAACAGCTGTAACCTCACCATTTGTACAGTTAATTGTTGCTTTATATGCTAAATGTAGTCTTCCTTGTTCAGACCAAATAATTTGATCAGATTGCAGAGGCATTTCAGCTCCTGCCATTTTTAAGAATCCAGCTACGGTTCTATTACCGTATCTTTCAACTTCTTTTTCATACAGTTCAGGTAAGTATTGCTTAGCCCATCCGTCATTTTGAATATCTAAATAACTACCAGGAGTAGTCATTTTAGTATAATTTGGCGTTGCTAAACTGGACGCACCTGGTCCTGCAAAAGTATTATCGTTTGCCATTTTAAATTAATTTTTTTTAGTTTAATAATTTTTTAGTTTTAATTTTGAATCTGAAAGATTATCGCCTGAAATAACTTTCACTTTCATTCCACCGGCATTAACAAAACCTTCCGCAGTTTTACGGGGGTTCATGCTAATATTTTTTGCGTCTGCTGTCATTTGTTTTACAGCATCAGCTTTTCCTTGTTGATAAAAATGATTTGCTATTGAATCAGGATTAGAAGCAGCAAATAAAGCTTTATGAAAATCAGCAGAGCCGGTAAGGAGCGAATCCTTATTGACAAATTTATCAAAGACACTTGATATATTCTGTGATTTTACTTTACTAACATCTTTAACATTAAACCTATATTTTTTGTCTCCAACATCAAAATTAAAACCTTTAAATTCATTGTTAAAAACTTTTTTAGTTTCTTGTGCAAAATGTGTTGTTTGCTTCTGTAATAATTCGTCAGCTTGTTTTTGCTCATTGTTGTAACGATTAAAAAATTCTATTGCTTTTTGCTGTTCAGGTAGTAACTTAGAACCCAACTTGACTTCTTTGTAATACTTATCCTTCAACCCTGTCAAAAAGTCTTTAGCACTTGCAATCGCTTCCTTATGAGCTAATTTTTTTCTTTTAACATCTCTTGGTTCATCTATTTCTTCATCATAATCAAAATTATCTTCAATTAAAAAAGATATTTCATCATAACTGAGATGCGGTTTTGTTTGCTTATAGTATTCTCTTAATAGAGTATCTTCATCTACATTACTATAATCTGCATTTAATCTTGCATAATCTTCTATGCTTCCACCAGTTTCATTCATAAACTTTACTAAGTCTTGAATATTTTCTGGTAAATCTACAGGTTCTTGTGTTTTTTCTTCCTGTAATATTTCTTCTTGTTCCGGTGTGGGGTTGGTAGTTTCATCGCTTCCAGCCACTCCTGTCTTGTCAGTTGTATCTGTTTCATCGATTATTTCTTCTAATATTGGTTCTTCTATTTCTTCTTCTTCGCGTACGTTTTGCAATTCCATTTCGGTTTCTTCCCCATCTTCTTCATTCTTGCTGCTTCCGCGTAACACGCCATCTTTTGCTTCTTGTTCTTGAACGGCATTGGTTTTTTCTTTAGTTTTTGTTAAATCTATTTTATACATTCCAGATTCTTCATCAAAATTAGAATCTTTTTGTATTTCTTGTTCTTTTTCTTGCATAGACTTTTCTTCAGTCTCTACAACTTTAGCTTTAATTTCTTTTGCCATAATAAAATATTATATAATTATTTAAAAATTTATCTTGGATCAAATTGTTCTAATCCAAATCCACCTAAGCTATCCATACCTGCGGATTCAAAGTTTTTAGGTGGCTTACCAGATTTTCTCTGATCAATCAATTCACTTTGTTGAGTTGCTTGTATTTTTGTTCTTTCGTCTTTACGATCTTCTTTAAACTTCTCTTTATCATTAATTACATTTGATTCAGCTTCTTTAAGCTTCATATTTAATTCAAATTCAAATTGCATTAATTCTTTTTTAATTGCTGCTTCCCTTTCTAATTTTTGTATATCAAATTGGGACTGTGCTTGTGCAATTTGTACTTTACTTTCAGCAACACCTTGTTGCTTTTGAATTTCTGCAGCAGCAGCAGCTTGAGAAGACTCTTGGTTAGCTTGCGACTGTGCTTGTATATTTTGTTGTTGTATTTGTCTATCTTGATCAAATTTCTTTTTTCTTCTTACTTTTAATAACTGATTAGCAAGTTTTAAATTTCTAACTTCTCTAACATCAATAGCGTCCTCAAGATTTATTTGTTGTTGTTGAATAGCCATTTGAATGTTATTTTCAAGAAGTTGTTTTTCTTCTACATCAGGTGCTAATTCTAAAAATATTCCAAAATCATGGGTATGTAAATCTTTTATTTCATTTAAATTACCTACATTAAACTTACCTAAAGATTGCATAAATTGATTGTTAGTATTAGAATACTCTAATACATCTGCAACTCTTAACGACACCGCTTCAGCTGTTCTTAAAGTTAAATATAAACCACCTTGCAATATATGTCTTGTAGCTGTATTGCTATTTGCTGCAGCCATTTTTTGTAAACCAACTAAAGCATTTTTATCCGGCGTACTACCGTCTCTTGCTTCATTAAGCCCGGTTACATCTCTCATCATTTGTAAATAATAATTATAACTATTAATTAAACTAGCTATTTTATTATTACCCCCTGAAGATTGGAGTTCTTGAATAGGTACTCTACCTGGGTTCATATCACCGTCTTGCGTCATTGATCTACCAATAACACTACCAGTTTGGAAATACATGTTCAATGCTTCTTGCGGATTGTAATTTGTGCCATTACCTAAATCCACTTCAGCAAGGCCGTCCGCATCTAAATATACACCATCTGGTACCAGTCTTGAAAGAACCTGTTGTAATTTTAAATGCGTTATTTGAATCATGTCAGCAAAAGAAGTCATTCTACTAACTAAAGATTCAGGCTTTCCTTTATATATTCTTGGAGCTACAATATTATAACTCATTTGTACTTTTGTAATATCTGACTTAGGCCTAGTCATATTGACGCATTTTTTCCATTTTAATACTTCTCCATGACCTACAATTTTTGCTCCTTCATATAAAACTTCTATAGCTCTATTTACCTTTTTAAATCTAGGGTCACTTGCCGGAGGAGGATTAAATCCATCATCTTTTTTTAATGCTTTTTCATAACCACTGCTACCTTCTTTTATTTTATAAACTTGATTTTCAAAAGTTTTATATTCAAAAAATAAAACATAAACATAGTTATTATCAGTTGCATCAACTGTTGAAAACTTATTACGAAGTTTTAAAGTTCCTGAGCCATATCCCTCTATTTTTATTATATCTTCGTCTGTTAATTCAGGAAATTGTTTTTTAAGTTCTGGTATTGTTAATCTTTTTATTTCACCTACGTAATATATATCATCAAAATATGGAGATTCTGTATATGAATATATTATATCGGCTGGATCAACATAATCAATTTTTATTCCTTCAGCAGTATTAAAACTATTTTTAACGCAAGATATACCCAATACAGTCGTATCATAATCTAATCTTTTCTTAAGTAAATGATATTTATTTAAATCAAATACATTTGCTAAAGCTTGTTCTTGAGCAATTTCTATACTTTGTTTGTAGTTTAATTGCATATGCAATTCTAACTCTTCATCAGATTCAGGCAAATTATTAGGATCATTATTAAATGTATTTAATCCTGTCTGAGCTTCTACGTTTTGTTTAAATTCAAACAAACGCATATCTTCTAAATATCCTTTAACATATTCTGTTCTTGCTTCCGATGCAACCCTGTCAACTGAATATGCTTTTAAATTATATGTTCTTTCTTGTATACCGTTTACAACTATATCTACGAACTTAGGTATGATAGGAACAGGCTTCCAATCTAAATTAAGATATGATAAATCACCATTAATTGATAATTCGTTTTTATATTTTTCTACACTTTGTTCACCTCTCGCATATAGCCTTAATCTATGAAATTGATCTCTATTTGCAAAGTAACGCGCGTCTGATCCGTCTTTTCTAAACCATTCTGATTCTATAGCGTTGGCAACTTCTAAACCATATTGTTCACTCGCTTTCTCAACGTCGCTTACAGCTTGACTTGGAAAAATACCTTTTTTTATTACTTTAGCCATTTATCGTATTATTTTTGAAATATTTCCTTTATTGTTATATTTAGCAAAACTAAAATTAACTTTATCTTTTAATTCAATAGTTGGTCGCGGTGTGTATCTATTTTTATTACAAGCCATAATAGCTAAGCCGGAACTTATTGCCGCGTCAAATTTTGTTCTTTTATTTATATCAAATTTAGCCCAATCACCTAATGTTATATTAAAATACATATCCCCATAATTACCGTCTTCTTTTTCGCCAACATATGTATTAATATAACTTTCAATTGCAGCCGCATGTGCTTGCCTTATATCTTCACTTGAGTTTGGTATACCACCTATTTCTTTTTCTGCTACAGATAGCCTATTCCAAACTTTATCAGGTCTATTCATTGAATAACCTCTATAACCTCTTCTTTTTAAATAATATAATAACCGAGGTTTATTATTTTCTGCAAGCAATGGCATACCGTAAAATACTAACGCCATTAAAACATCCTCAAAAAATATTTCAGCTGTTTGAGGTCTTGCAATATATTCTAAAAAAAATCTGTTTGGTGGAGCATTTTCCATGCTAAATTTTGTAAGCCCATGTAGAGATCCTTTAGATCCTTTACCATCTGTTGTGCCGGATATATCATAACTATCACAACCAAAAGCTCCAACATGCTCATTACCGGGATATTTAATACCATTTTTTAATATTACTTTATTTTGTAAATCCATATTCGGAACCCAGCTAATATTGAATCTACCATTTAAATTAGGTACGAACTCTACTTCCGTGTCTTTGATCCCGTTTTGCCACTGAAAACTTCCACGAGTGACAACAGCATCATATCTAGCTTCTTCATTGTAGTCAATCTGTTCGTAAATCTTAGCAAGATTAAATATGCTATTGCGAGTTTCATCTCTGAAAGCATGTTCTTCAGTCCTTGGAAATTGTCTGTAAAATTC